CCCGAGCCTGCGGTGCGGGTGAGCGTCAGACTGGCGGTCTTGATGGTCTTGCCGCTGAAGGACGTCGTCGGGAACCAGAAGCAGCCCGACCACTCGCCCATGCCGCTGTAATAGCCCTGACGGATCACGTTGTCCTGATTTATCCATGCGCCCGACGCGCTGTACCAGGAATCGGTGGCGCTGGCCGTAACATCCACCGTTGTGGGCGTAGTCTCTACAGCAGGCGGCGTCGCCGCGTTGCCATTCACCGTGATATCGCTTGCCATAATGACCTGTCCGGCATAAGCGCCGTATGCAAATGTATCTGTATCGCACGGCATGGAGCCCGATGCATATATCGTGCCGCCTTCTGCCGCTATGCGGCAGTTGCCGCGGTTGTTGTATGCGCGGATGGTGCCGGTCTGCAGGGCGTACAACGACCTCTCATGGTCGTACAGCTCACAGCCGTGCACATCGGCATGTGCGCCTCGGAACACGCGCACACCTCTGCCGTCGGAAACGCTCACGCCCTTGCCGGTGATCACGCAATTCTCGATTATGGCCATGGTCGCAGAGCCCGCACAGTCAATGCCCACGCCGCCGCTTGCGGAATCCACGTTCAGATACCGCACCAGCACCGGGCAGCCACTGTACATGATCTGCAGTTTGCCCACCAACTTCGCGGGGCTGATCTCGTCGCCGATGATGTATATGCTGCCGCTGCCGTATGCGCCCTGGAGCGTCACCGTGCCGTATTCCACGGTGCCTGCGGCCACATATACCACCACATTCTTGCCGATCCACCTGTTGCTCAGCGCCGCAGCAGCGTCCGCGATACTGCGGTAATGGGTGCCCGCAGCGATCTGGGCCGACGTGGCTGATTTATTGACATTCAGCGTCGCGGGCCCGTTGTACCTGGGCGCAACGTCCGGGCACACCAGCGTCTGCATCCGCGCGCCGTTCTCGTCGATGGAGAGCATGCTGGTCTCGCCGTCATCGTCCACGATGTCCACAACGAACTCCGGCGTGCTCACCCGGAACTCATCCTTGGTGATGTCCACCGTCGTGCCAGCATGGAACTCGTCGATCTCCGATACCGCCAGCTCTATCTTGCCGGGCACCAGATTGATCTCCGTACGCAGCGCAGCCACTTCTTCGTCAACGTATCCTAGCTTTCCGGACACATACAGATGCAGCGATTCGTTGCCGGAGATGTCCGCGGCATTCAGCGCCTGTATGGTGGCCTCTGCCGCAAACAGATCCGACACGTTTATCTCTGCAGCGGTAATGGTTCCCGCCAAAATCTCATTACTGGTGATCGTCTTCGCCGCGATCTGGGCTGCGGTGATGGATTTTGCCACGATGACCGTTCCATTGATGTAATGCTTGTACTGATCCTTCGACAGTTCGGTCATTGAAAGGCCCGCGGAGGTGGCGTTTATCTTGTAGATAACGCCGTTGTCGCCCGCCAGCAGCAGTCGGTCTGCCGAAAGCGTGCCGGTCTTGATGACGTCTGCGTTCAAATCTACAACCTTAGCCGAAGTGATTGAGCCGTCTGCGATCTGTGCCGTGCCGATTGCGCCGTTGGCGATTATGCCCGACTCCGCCGTAATAGTTCCTGCGGCGATCTGATCGGCGGTGATGGTTTTCGATGCGATCTTCTCAGCAGTCACCGCCCCTGCGTCGATCTTTGCAGCGGTCACAGCTCCGGCTTTGATCTTGTCAGCTGTCACAGCTTCCGCAGAGATCTTCTCCGCGGTAATGGAGTCCGCCGCTATCTTTTCTGCGGTTACGGATCCGGCGATGATCTTATCAGCCGTTACTGCTCCGTCGGCGATCTTCTTCTCTGTTACTGCATTCTCTGTGATGTGGTTTTCGCCGACACTGCCCTCGCCCAGCTCCGCGCCGCTTACCGTGCCCGCTGCCAGCTTGCGTCCGGCGAGAGTGCCGTTGCCGATCTGGGACGGGCTTATGCGCACATCAGACAGTGAGGCCTGCTTGCTGCCAAGTTCAAGGCTTACATACTCGCCCAGCAGCACGTCCCATTCATAGGCGTTTATCTCAGTTGCAATATCGAAACGGTAATCCTCGTGCCGGATCCTTATCGTATCGCCCAGAAATACGCCGGTGAAGGCGTTAAAGTCGACACCGATGTCGGTGTTCTGAAGGTCCACATAATCGACGCTTGCCGATACGGTGGGAAGATCTATTCCGTTATCGTATTCCAGCCGGGCGCGGCGCTCGATCTCGGTCTTTACCTCGGCGGCAGTTTTATAGCCGCTGCCCACCTTGACGTCCTTATACTCATACTCCACGATGTAGGGCTGGGCATATTCGTCAATATGCGGGCTGTCGATGGGATCACCGTATATGGGCTCATTGTTTTTGCTGTAGCCCACCGGGATTATGCGGGTGACAAGGCCGTTTGTGTCGATCTTCACGTCCATACCGGCCATGTTCTTTCGATAGGCTACTGTCACGCCCCGGTCCTGACCGATGTGGCGTACCCAGTAGATATCGAAATTATCCCGGAGCACCTCGCCGCCTGCCATTGAAACGAGACCGCCGTCCGAGAAAAGCGCAGCAATGGGGTTTGTTCGCTTGATGTCCTCGGTGATCTCGGTTTCAATGTCGCTGTAGGCGTCAAATTCATGGGCCGAAAGCGTAGCGGCCATCATGACCGGGAACGCCTCGGCGCCGGCCTTGCCCTTGGTGGCAGCGGATTTTATGTAATTGCGGCGCAGGTCATAGCTTATATGCTGGGCCTCCACCGTAATAGTGTCCAGTGTGGACGATACCGAGCGCACCCGGAACAGCTGCTCCTTTGTCTTGTGTTGCTCGATCACGCCCGTTGTTACCGGCGCGCTGTATTCGTCTCGGACATATTGCAGCCATCTGACCTCCATATATCCGCTGCGGCCGTCCGGAGCGGCGACCACATACCAGTTGGGGTTACTCTTGTCGGTGACGATGACTTCGGTGCCCTTTTTGTATGCATGCAGCACCCGGCCCGTGGTCGTGCTGGGCTTGGTACGCAGGCTCAGGCGGCGGGTGTTGGTGTTGACCTTCCAGATCTCCGTCGCGCTGGGGGTGTAGATATCCAGCTGCGGAGTAAAGCGCACAGGGGCCGGGGCCTTGATCACCATCTCATTGACTACCTCGACCGTGCGCGCATTTATCTCCAGCTCAAGAGTCAGCGTGTATTCGCCGTTGAGCTTCTCCCGGATCCTGGCAGAGACGCACCACGGATCCAATACGAGCAAGCCATTATTGCTGTAATCGTCAGCAGTAGGCGCGTATACGTTAATCAAAGCGTTCTCCACCTCGGCTTTATTCGGATTTTTGTTACAGCGCCCTCGTATGAGAGCACATTGTCGCCGGGAGTCAGTACCGGGAACGCGCCGGTCATCTTGTCATTGATCAGCGCATTGCCGATAAATGCTTCCTGCAATTCAGAGTCCAGCATTACCTCGCCGGTACAATCGGCGATGGTGCAGATCGTGCCATTGACCGTGAGTGTAAATTCGCCCGTGCATGTGACGGCGATCAGCGGCTCTGCATATGCCGAATACGGGTTATTAATGGTCATGGGGTTCTTGTCGACGACTATCTCTTCGTCCTTCACCCGCCGGAATGGCTGACATGTAAATGTGACTGTGCCTTCATAACCTTCATAAAAATCGCGGGGAGCGAAATGCGTCTCCCCGCTTACTCTGGCGTCCCAGTAGAGTGTTCCGTTGTCAAATTTCAGCGGCCCGCTGCCGGTGAGCCAGCCGCGCACCTGAGTGAGGCTTGTCTTTGGCGGCACCCAGATGGGCACCGTTATGGTCACCGGCCTGTATGAGCCGTCGCTGCGCCAGAGACTGCCGTTGCGGCCCGGTATCTCGATATCCTCGCCGCGCTCCTCGGGCGTGGGGATCGGCGGCAGCGAGGTGACGACCACACCATACCTCAGGTTGGTGGTGCCGTTAAACTCCATTATGTTTGCCATTTATAGTCCCTCCGATATCAGCGCGGCCTGCTGCTCCTGCGCGAGGCGCTGATTGAGCATGCGGGCCTCGCGGCGGGTACCGGCTCCGGCTGTATAGTTGATGTGGTTGTTGATGATGGTCGAGTTGGAGGTCGATGCGACAGCGGCATTGTTGCCGGACGATACCCTCGACGACGATGCAGATCTGTAGGAGCTTTTTACTCCGTCGAGACGGGCGTACATGTCGCTGAGTATGCCGTTGAGCTCTGTGGATATCAGGCCGGCCATCTCATGCATCGTGTTGCGCAGCGGGGTGTAGCCGCTGCGGAGCGCGCTGTCGAGGCCGGATACTGCGCTGCTGCCGACCTTGCTGAACTCATCGGGAACATCTTCCAGTTCTTCGCTTTTCCTGAGGATATCAGCCATCTCAATAAGTGCTTCGCTGGTCGTGTCAACCGCTTCCTGTGCAAGCGCACCGTTGCTGACCATATAAGATATGATATCTTTTGCACCGCTCAGGTCTGTATTGTTTATTGTGTCGGCTGCTTCCTGTGTTTCGGCTATCAGGTCCTTGTAAGGGCTGAACACTCGCTCCGTTGCCGGCAGCGCTTCATGCAGTTCAGTTGCATACATATTTGCAGCAGCGTCCTCAAGAGTAGCCATATCTACGCCTGCCTGTTTCAATTCTCCCGCCAGCAGTTCGGCATACATCTGCTTGCGCTGATCTTCCAGCGCGGCAATCTGCTCCTGTATGGTGGCGAGCTCGGTCTGCTCCTGCTCTGCCAGAGCCATTATTTCGGCTTCTGTTGCGCCCACGGCCAGCTCTGCATATTTGCCCTTTACTGCATTTTCGGCGGACTGTAGGCTGCTCAGATTCGTCTGATACTGCAATTCGACGTATTCGACAGCCTTTGCGCGATCTGCTTCATCACCGATGCCGGTGGCTGTCTTCTGGTAGGCCCATTCGTATGCCTGCTTGGCGGTGTTGGTGGCGTCAAGGACCGCTGACGACGTGCTGTTCAGCGCCTCGAGGAGGCTGTTGAGCTGGCTTATCTCGTCGTCGGTGATTTTCTTGTTGCCCTCGACCAGTGTGGTAACGTAGGAGATAACGGCCTCGGCAGCTGTGGTCAGCTCGCCCTCCATCTCTGCTGCCTGTCCCTGAAGGGTCTCAAGGGATGCGGAATACTCCTCGGGAGTGATGAGGCCGGCGGCCAGCTGGGCGTCCAGTTCCTCCTTTTTCTGGGTCTGGAACTCGCTCACGGAGGTGTAAGCCTTTTCGATGATGGAATTGAGCCTGTTGACATAGCTGTTAAGCTCTTCTTTTGTTTCGCGCTCACCGTCGCTGAGCCAGCCGGTCACATCGGTGCTGTAATCGGACAGGTTGCGGTCTATCTCCAGCTTTGCCTTGGCTACGATGGCCACAGGATCCTCAAGCGCGTGGGTGTCCACTCGGTAGTTTTCAAGCTCCGAGTCATCCACGGAGATATCCAGCACGGCCTCGGCGGAGAAGCGTTTGGTGAGCGCCGACAGGCCCGCAATAGCGGTACCGGCAAGAGCAATGCCGCCGATCACAGCGCCGCCGGGGCTCAGCAGAGTGCCGATGGCCCTTATGGCCGTTTTAGCGGTCGATGCGTGCTTTACAAGGCTGCCCAGCACAGATATGCCCTTGGATATGCCCGCGATCCACAGAGCCGTTTTGATGACGCTCTGCGCCTCCTCGGCGGACATGCCCTGTAATGCGTCGGCGAATTTCTCGATCGAATCTGCGGCCACATTGATCATGGGGGCCAGCGATTCGCCAAGGGATATCGCGGCGTTGTTGATCTTGTTCAGCGCCATGGAAAAGCGCTGGGCGGAAGATGCCGTTCTTTCCTCAAACATCGTATTGAGCGTTCCGGCGGAGCTGCCCAGGTCGTCGAGTATGTCTGCATACATACCGGCTGCGCTGCCGCCAAGCAGCATTATCTGGCTCAGGCCCTCGACGCTGCCGAAGAGCTTCGCCAGGGAGTCCTCGCTGCCGCCGGTCTTTTCGACGACATCGGCAAGGAATGCGGTGAAGCCCTTGGCCTTGAGGGCTGCTGAGTCAAACTGGAGGCCCAGCCGCTCGGCTTCTTCTTTTGCCTCAGCGGTGGGCTTCAGTATGGAGCTCATAACGGCCTTCAGACCGTTCATGGCGGTGCTGGTGGCTACGCCGTTCTGGGTCAGCGCACCGACTGCCGCCAGCGTTTCATCCAGCGACATGTTGAGCTGCGGAGCGAGGCCGGTCACCTGACCTATGCTGGACGCCAGCTCGCCGATGGTGGTCTTGCCGCGCTGCTGGGTCTTGAGCAGCTTGTCAAAGACTGCTTCACTCTCGCCGATGGCAATGCCCCAGCCGTTGATTATGGACGTCGCGCCGTCGATAACGGTGGTGACGTCAGAAACGCCCGCCTTGGCGGCCTTGGCGGCGTTGGCGACCAGTCCGGTGGACTCAGCGGTGGCCACGTTGGCCGATATAGCCTGATACTGGGCCTTGGCTATCTCCGCAGCGGCTACGCCGGTCACATTGGAGGCCTCGATGGCCTCGGCGGTGAGGTCAGACAGGCTCTTCTCGGAGGTGTCGGCGATCGTGGCCACGTTGGCCATCTCGTCCTCAAGGGTCATCCAGCCCTTTACCGACGTGGCGGTCACCGCGCCGGCGATCGCAAGGGAGACCTTGCTCACCTTATCGCCGACGCTCTGCATCATGCTGCCCACGCTCTGGGCGTTGACGCCGATGGATTTCATACTTTCGGCAAACTGATATGTGCGCGAGTTGACGTGCTCAAGCTCTCTGCCGAGTGCGTCCAGCTCCCGCTGGGTGCGGTTCATGGCGGCAGATGCCATGTTGAGATCGCTGGCAAGTGACTGCGTAATTGCGGCTGTCTCTTCGCCCCGCTTGGCGCTTTCCTGATAGGCTTTGTTGATAAGCTCCACCTTTTTGCGCTGCTCGTCGAGCTTCCGGCGCAGGATGTCCTGCTGGCGGGTCAGCTTGCTCAGGGACTTGTCGCCCTTTTCATACTGACTGTTGAGGAGCGCGTGCTCAGTGGCAACATTGCCAAGGGCGCTCTGTATGCGCTGCATGCCCTGGGAATATGCTTTCTCGCCCTCCAGCGTCAGTATCGTTTTCAATTCTTTTTTTGTCGCCACTAGAATTCTCCCTCCTGCCAGAAGTCGCTCGGCGTATCATTGTCCTCGGTTTCCTTGTATCTCTTGGAGATAGCTTCCATCCAGGCGAACAGCTCCTTGGGAGAGGACTTCCAGAAGCCGTCCATGTTCGGCGCTCCCGTGACAGCTACGTATGCATCAAACAGCTGCCGCCACGGGAACATCAGTTTTTTGAGTCGCTGCTCCCGGTATCGCTCGGCGCGTCGAACATGGCGCGCAGGGCCTCGGACACCTCGTCGAATACCGTGTCAAAATTGGCGAAGTTGAAGATCTCCTTGGAGAACGTCCGCCACTCGATGACGTTGCCCGCAGATATGAGAGCGCCATAGGCAAGGGCCATCACTGCCGACATTTTGACCTCTTCAAGCTCCCGGATTATCTCCGAGATGTTGACATTGCGGCCGTAATGGGAGAAATACACCTGCTCGGCCTGGCTGAGCGCCTCCATGTCGAAGTCCATCCGGTAGGCTTTGCCGTTGATCTTTATCATTCTGGCGTTTGTTTTAATATTCAGCGAGTTCACACTGCACACTCCTTTCAAAAAATATAGCTATGTGCGCGGTATTTGTGCACATAGCTATATTTTTCAAAAAAGCCCATCCCGGACGCTTTTACGACGGGATGGGCTGATGGTCAGGCCGTTTTCTGGACAGTCTTGAAGAAATTCTCCATTTCTTCGATGGACTTGACTACGGCGGTGCGGCGGTACTTGCGGTCGGTGGGGCGACGGCTGAAGTTCAGCTGCACATTGTCCGGCTCAGTGTTGGGGCCGTTGGCGTCGGACGTGTTGTAGGTGTTGTCGGGCGGGGCCATGGTGGTATCGTAATACCAGTTGCAGCGATACAGCGGAGTACCGGTGTTGACGTCTTCCTCCTGGACGGCAAAGCCGAATGCGCCGCGCTTGGGGGTGTCGTTGTCGCCGCCGACCTCGTAGTCGACATTTTCGTCGGTCAGAGTAATGGAGTGCAGGATGCTGGCACGGTCCACCTCGCTGAGCGTGTGGGTGCTCAGGTCGATCGTGCCGCCGGAGATATAAGACTTGTTGTAGATGGATGCGCCGGATTCGAATACGTTGCTGTTGACTTTATTGTGGGTCACGCCCACAGAAGTCGCACCGCAGAGTTTCCGGCCGCTGCTGTAGGTGATATCGCCGGTATCTTCGGCGACAGAAAGATCTGCCCAATAGCAGCTAAGGACGGTTATCCTCATGTTCTGATTACCTCCCATTTGTCAATATCGATAGCGTGTTGGTAGTATTTGTTGTCAGGATCGATCATCCATGCGCGGTCGATTATCGTCCAGCCCGCGGCACGGAGATCACGGACGACGGCTCTTATGACCGCCGGATCCTGCTTTTTCTGGAAAATGGTTACCCGGAACGACCAGTGTTCCTGGATCGCTTCGCCGGATTCGTAGGCGCTGTCAGCGGCGTAAATCGGCTGATACGTTATCGCAGCAGTTTTGCCGGCAGGCATCTGATACTGGTATGTCGGCAGGATCTTTTCAAGCAGCGCCTTCAGGCTCTCGCTCATTTCTTTCCACGCTCCTCCCATACTTTCATCATCGCCTCAGCGACACGGTCTTCGGCTACTCTGACCGCTGTGCTCATAAATGGACGCGGCGGTACTTTGCTAGTGCCATACTCGGCAATAAATGCAACCGTTTCTATTCGCTCGCCGTTTGGATGTTTGTCATCCTTACGTTTGCCGGCAGGCCATACCTCGATATAGTGCATGCCCAGACGGTTTTTGACCAGACTGTGCTTGATGGACCACCAGGTCGCGCCGATATCCCAGATGTCCATGGCATGGATCTGGTTGCGCATTTCATCGACAAGCACATTGGCACCGGCTATGAGCATATTGTTTTTGACTTCTTCTGTAATCTTCGCCTCTTTGCGCATAGTGTCCAGCAGATCGTCAAATCCAAAAGCATTTACTCGTGCCATGCTGTCATCGCCTCACAGGTCAGGAATACAACCGGGCCTCGCTGCTCGGTGCGGCGCACCTCATAGGTGACGGCGTTGTACCTGACATAGGTTTCGCCGTGGTAGTCAGCAGCATGAACCTCAACGCGCATATCCAGCGAGTGACCGGCGGCCTCGGCGGTGTAATACTCGTCTGCGTTGACGGAGCCGATGTTGGCCCAGATTCCGACCTGATTGTCATAGTCAGGCGTGCTGGTCATGGTGCCGAGCTCGTCAAGCTCGACTTTGCGCGGGATAAGCGACAGGCGGACGAAATACCGGGCGCCGGTGGAAAGGGTGAGATCTGCGATGGGCTGGCCCGTGTCGTCGTCGGTGCCGTGGTATACGCGGGTCACCAGCCAGTAAAGGCCGTCGATGCGCACGATATCATAATCACGGATGTCTGTGTCATGGATGCGTATGCGGCGGGTCATGTCACCGGCCTCGGCGCCTTTGCCGCTCTCATGGTGAAGTTCGCCGAACCAGTCGCGGTATATCACGATCAGACCGTCAACCGGAGTCTGGATCCCGCGGGGCCGGTCGGGACGGTAGATATAGGCCACGCCATTATCCAACAGCATTTTCGCCCTCCTTTCCGTTATCGGCGAGCCAGCGCTCGCGCCGGAGCAGCCGCAGCCACTCCGGCATTGCGCCGGGCTTGTCTCGGTTGTTATAGCGCCATGCAGCCATGTCGACAAGCAGCATTATGTCCTGCATGTCGTCATGCAGATGTATGCCGTTGTCCCTCAGCTTTCCGGCCTCGGCATGCAGCAGGTTGGTGAAGTATTCGTCAAGCGCTGATGCGGAACGGTTGAGCCTGATCTTCAGCATCTCCAGCGCAGTCTGCATGGATGTTGCGGTCATTGCCAATACACTCACCTCCTGCGCCTAGATCACGCGCTGGCTTCGTTGGCCTTGTCCGGAGCAAAGGTGGCGGTCATTACGGGGGCTGCGCCGATGCCGATCGCGACAAAAGCCTCGCCGAATACGGGACGGCCGTCATAGCGGGCGGTGGCCTTGAATACGGTCTGATCGTCGATAAAGCGCACATGCTCGGACTGGGCCATCTTGACGCCGGCGCGCTCGACCAGCAGATACAGGGAGCCATAGCCGCAGATGATGGTGTTGTCCGGGATGACGGCATCGGATACCAGCACGACCTCGCCGCCGATGACGGGCATGGTGGTGTTCATGCCGGCGACGAGCGCGCCGGAGGCATTTACGCCCATGGCCTCGGCCATCAGGTTCAGGTGGGTGGTGTCGTTCATGATCCAGATGCGGCCGCCCTTGGCGTAACGGCTGCGGGCCTTTGCGCCTGCCTGAGCCAGCGCCTTGAACAGCTTGGTGCCTTCGGTGGTGGTGATGGTCACAACGTTGGTAGCGGTAAGATTTGCCCATTCAGGCTCATTTGCGCCCCAGTAACCAGGCTTTGCAGTTTCAGCAAGGCGAGTCGCGATGCCGACGGGCATCTTGGTGCCGGTGCCGTAAATGATCGCCTTATCCAGCGCGAGGCCGATTGCCTGACCGAGTGCGTCGAAGATGAACGCGGCCAGCGCGATGTCGCTGTCCTCAAGGATGGCATTGCAAACAGCGATGAAGCCGCCGACCTTGTAGCCGTCCATCTCGATCTCGCCGAAGGACAGCTCCAGCTCGTTCAGCTTTGCACACATCTCAGTCCAGATGCCCTCGGGGGCGATACCGGCGATGCGCTGACGGGCCTGACCCTTGACGCGGCGCAGATTGACCTTGTTGAGCAGGCGGCTGTAGTTGCCGATCTGGTCGCGCAGCAGCTCAAGACCCACTTCGGGGACGTTAAGCTCTGCGCCGGTGACCGCGCGAGTCTGGCCCTTGAAATCACGCAGGCGCTGGAGGAAGCCCTTGATATCGGGATTTGCCAGGAATGCGTCGCGTTCCTGATGGGTCATGCCGAAAAACTTGGTTCTGTTATTCATATTCGCATCATCCTTTCTGGGATTAGTTTCAGGGGGGACGGGATTTGCCGGAGGGGTTGCTCCACGCTTGTTGAGCTCCTCCAGCTCCCTGTCGATGTCCGCGATCTTGCCTTCGAGATCTTCGATCGCGGAGTTGTTCTCGCGCTCCTCGTCTTCGAGGGACTGCTGGCCATTCTCGAACTCTGCGACAATTCCGTCGAGCTCGGCGCGCTCTTCATCGGTGGTGTTCTCGTTGGTCTCCAGCACGGCTGCTTCCAGCTCAGCTTCCCGCTTCTTCATTTCAGCCTTGCGCTGCTGGATATCGTCGTTCTTCTGTCGGCGTTCGGCCAGCTGGGCCAGATATCCTTCTTTCCGCTTGGTGATCAAAACCTGTTTAAGAGCCATTTTTAAGCCTCCTCAATGTTTCGTTACGCCAGATCTCCATCCGGCGCTTTTTGATGTTGTCGTAATCCTGACGTCGGGCGTTGAGGCTGGTGGCCTCGTAGGCGGGGAAGGTGCAGACGCTCACCTCGTAGAGTTTGACCTTCTTGATCGTCCAGTGGACGCTGCCGTCGTCACGGTATTCGGTCTCCTCGTCAAGAATCTCGAAGCCGAAGGATGCCTGGTCTACGTCGCCGCGCTCAAGCCTGGCATACAGGTTTGTGGCGTCCATATCGCTGTCATTGACCTCGATGCGGCCCCACAGGCCGTGGCTGTCGGTACGCAGTTCAAGCGTGTGCACGCTCTTGTTGCTGCGACCCAGCACAAGCTCGGTGCGGTGGTCGATCAGCGCGCGGATATCATCATTCAGCGCACCGTCAAAGGCGGTCGGCGCTATGCTTTCCGTCGCGCCCGGCCATAGCTCGTATATATCGCCGAATACGGCAAAGTAGCCCTCAATGTATCGCTTGCCGTCCTCGTTGGCGGCGCGGTACTGGGTGGGAGCGCTCCGGCACTGTCTGGTCTCTCTGTATGGCACTATTCCTCACCTCCTCCTGTAAGTTTCTTTTGGTTGCCGAGCTGGTTGGCGGGAATGTAGTTTTCAAGCGCCAGCAGCTCATCCATATCGCTGTCGGGCGAGAGCCCGATCCAGTCTCGCCATTCATTGCGGCGCATGGCCATGCGGTCTACCATGGCCGAACCGGCAGTGATTATCTCGGTCAGGTCGTAAGCATACAGGCTGCGGGGATTGAAACGCCAGTACAGATCCGGCGATATCAGCAGCTTGCGTGTGAACTCCTGCTCGATGGTCTTAGCCACGGGCATGACCCGGGTGTTTATGAAGTCATTGTGCTCAGCCTTGTTGTAGCTGCCCACACCGACCATGTACGGCGGCGTGCCGAATATGCCGGCGACCGTGCGCTTGTCCAGCTCGATATTGGTCTTGATCGCAAGGTCGTTGAGCGTGAGCGGCTTTATCTGTTCCACGCTGAAAGCCTCGGCGGGGATCAGCCACGGTTTGCCGTTGTTGTCGGCGTCGATGTACTGCGCAAGAAGTTTCTCGCGTCCGCTTTTGCTGGAGAACTCCTCGGTCAGGCCGTCTACCTTGACGATCAGCGACGGCGACGGACTTTCCAGCAGCGCCTGCTTGGTGGCGCCTGCCTGCCTCAGCCCCTTAACCACATCCCGGAGATACACCTGATAGCCGGTGCCTATATACGGGCGCTCCGGATCTGGATTGAGCACAAAATGCAGCACCTCGTCCGGGGAAAACATTTTGTCGCCGTATCTGATGCGGTAGCTGCCGTCCTGGGTGTCTGCAAAGGACACTGCGGACGGCTTCAGCGGAATCAGGTCATCCAGATATCCGTTAGCATCGTAGACCGGGTAAGTGACCTGATTGCCCTCGCCGGTAAGCATCAGCGTCTTGACCAGGTTGTACATCCACGTCTTGCGGTTCATGAGCTTGTTGGGCTCAATATCCAGCTTCCGGGAGAGCGCGTTCTTGACACGGACGTCGCCCATGGCCGTGTTCTGCATCAGATGCAGCGTCATGGACGATATCATTTCCGCGTATACGTTTACACACATCTGCACTTCCGGGCAATCCGTCAGCCGCCGGTATCCGTCGCCGCAAAGGACTTTGTACGCATCAGGACTGCACAGCCACGCCGTCTGATAGGATCTGGGGGCGTCCCTGCGGTTCGGCCCTTTTCTCGGTTTACTCATCAAACCACCTCTTTGCCTTTTCTGTTTTTTCTAGTGATTCGAGCATGCGCACGACTGCGAATATATCGGCGTCGAATATGTCGATGCGGCGCTCGGGTTCAACTTTTTCGTACTGGATCATGTCGTCGGTCTTTTCGATTGCCCTGACGTTGCTGACGCAATACTCATAAGCGTCGCTGCCCAGATAGTACAGCTCGCCGTTTTTGGCTTTTTTCTCAATATGCCGGAACCCCTCGGACTTTTTATAAAAATACTGGGGCTGGTCAACAATGGAGAAACCCGCGGATTTCATGCCGATGAAATATTCGCGGCAAAACTTGCGGTCGTGGCCCACCTGCTTGATCTTGAAGCCCATCGTGCGCATTTTGATGAACCAGTTGACGATCTCGGCATGGTTGACCGTCGGCGCGTTGGACATATCCAGCCAGCCGTCGTCATGCCAGCCAAAGAGCGGGATATTGTCTTCGTCGGCCTTTGCTGCAGCTGCGGCCAGCGGGAACCACGCATGTGTAATGGCGATATCAATATCCTTGTACTGGCCATGGAGCGCGCCGGCGGTCATATCGTGCAGCTTGGACAGATCCGCGCCGCCAAACCACTGGATCGGCAGCTTCGCAAGGTGCTGCAGTTTCTTTTCCAGCGGCCACTCGGGCGCTATGCCCAGCTTGACCTCGGCCTTCGCATTGCTGCGGGAAAATTCGTCGAGATTGAAATATGCCCGCATGCTGGAAACGAATATGTTGAGCGAGCGGGTAAGGAAATCTTTGCGCTGCTGCGGATCGTTGAGCGCCTGCATGGCGTCGGCCATCATGTCTGCCGGGCGCACCGAAACGCCGTAGTTGGGATTTGCCTTTTCGTGCTCGATCGGGTTTGTGAAATCCACGTCGCCATTTTCGTCTTCATCCGCCTTGCAGATAAATACAAAATACGTATCATCGCGGAATGTTCCATCAAGTATGCCCTTGCAGTATTTCACCTTTTTCGCGCAGAAGCTTATTGGGTCGTCGCCTGCCGTGGTGATGGCGATCATCAGCTTGTTTGTGTAGGCCTTCATGGACTCCTTGATTCGGTTGTAAGGCTTAGGGCTTCGGTAAGCGTGGATCTCATCGGCGATGCCGATATTACAGTTGAGTGCGTCCTGGTTGTCGGGATTGTAGGCCAGCGCCCGCATGTACATCGAGCCGCCGCCCAGATCGTCGTGTCCCAGGCTGTGCTCCATGTTGTTATCTAGGATCCTCCAGCCGTCGGCCTGCGCTGCTTTTTTGTTAGGATACAGCACCCGGGTGATGTTATATTCCCAGTTGGTGAAGCTCTCCATCGCCTGATTGAGTGCGGCGGCCACGACATAGATCTTGGAGCCGCTCAGTCTTTCAAGGAGACCCAGCGCGTAGGCAAGCGCGGCGACGAATATCGTTTTGCCGGATTTTCGGGGTACAAAAATGAGCGCCTCTTTTACGACGCGCTCATTGGTACCGGGCTTGAAGAATATCAGCAGCCCGTAGACTATGTATTTTTCCCATGGTTCCAGCAGCAGCGGCTCTCCGCGAAGGGGTGTGCCGTCAAGGCGCTCGCCCTGTCGGTGCCGGAACGTCTTTTCGATGATGCCGATCACAAAATCGGCGTCGTGGGTTCGGATCTCATACTCGTCGCTGGCAACCATGGCAAGAAACCGCTTGCAGCCCTGTATTCCTTCCTTGCACGCGATCTTGCGGCCCTCGGCGATGCTCTTGGCGTACTCAATGACCTCGGCGGCATACTTGCCTGTCACAGTCCGCCCAGCTCCTTCAGGGCGCTTGCAAGTGCGCTCTCGCCCTTGCTCTCTGCCATCGCCTGATCGTTCAGTTTCTTGAGGCCCTGCGGGGTAAGGCCCAGTTGTGAATAATAGTTCAAAATATCCCTTCTCAGGCCTTCAAGCGTCACAACAATCGGCGCTTTTTTCGTGCCGGAGCTGGTGATCTCGGAAAACCGGTAACCATCGTCCTCGAACTTTTTTGTCAGTACATCATACTGCTTTTTCAGCTGACATAATATCAGTATGACTGGCTCGAACTCTTTTTTGTAAGTGCCCAGGGACTGCATCGCTTTTCGCACCTGGGTCTCGGGTTTTATGTTCGCCATACAGCCACCTCCACTTTTTTTCTGAAATTTCCACCGGAGAGGGAAGCATTTCCCCCTTCCGGTGGTATACCCCCCATGGGGCCGGGCTCCGGGGTGGGGGGGCTACCCCCGCCGCGGTACCCTCGGCTCTATCTTGTCGTGACAACTGGTGCAAAGCGCGACTCCGTTGCTGATTACCAGCGCCAGATCCGGACGCTCTGATCTTGGGATCTTGTGGTGCGCGTGGGTCGCCGCTGTCCTGCGTCCATACCGTGCGCACTCCTGGCAAAGGTACTTGTCTTTACGAAGGACTGCCGCCCGCCACTTGCGGTGTTTCCCGGTCTTGTAATACGGATCATTTGCCACGCGCTCACCTCCATGTCAGTGTCTTATTGATATCAAAAGCCCCGGCGCTCATGGCTGCGTCGGGGCTCGCGAAAGGAGTGAACCAAGCGCCTCTCTCCTGAAGCTCTTGATGGTACTATTGTACTCATTCCCCGTGTTGCAATCAACTGCATCATGTTGCATTATGTTGCAATCTCTAAAATATTTTCCAGATCAAGCAGCGCTTTTTTATGCCACCTGTATATCGTCGTCCTGTCCTTGCCCAGATCGGCGGCGATATCCTCCCAGTCCCTGCCGGTGATGTAATAGCTGATAAGCGCGCTCTGGTGGACATTATTCTCTAGCATGCATATCGCGTCGTAGACCTCGTCGCGGATCCGGACCATCTTCTCGCGGTCGCTCTTGTAGGTCTCGATCTGGATGAGATATTTGTCGAGCCCTCCGGGCTTCCGGCTTCCGCCGCCACCGCCGCCTTTGGAGCCGCCGCCTTCTGCCTTTGACTCGATCCGCTCTATCAGCTCGTCCAGCGCGTCGATCTTTGCGTTAATTCCTCTCGCCCTGAGCAGCCAGCGCTGCATATCAGCCATTGCATCACTCCTTTCGTCAATCGTCGGTCAGGTCTGATACTTTTGTGCGGTAAATCGTGTATCTGAATCTGCGGTTGGGTATGTGGGCCTGCTGGCTAACATACGAGTAAAACGTGGGAAGCGTTATGCCCATTACCTCAGCTGCTCTGGCCGCCGGGAGTTCAAACGCGATAATACGGTCATCCTTAGTCCGGTAAACCGAGTAAAGGACATTGCGCTTATCCAGTCTAGGCTTCATTTTCGGTGTCTTGCGCTCTTGTCAGCTCATGACAGTCCGGGCAGTAGCAGGCATTGTCCAGCCCGTTGATATTCCGGTATACCTCATGCGGGCCCGCGATACATTCGCAGCCGCATGTCTTGCAGGTGAATCTGTGCAGCCGGTCCGTTCGGTGCGGGTCTCCGTGCTTAATTATCTGCATTGTCGTTACCTCCATCCATCTTCGCGCCGCAGTTGTGATTCTAGAAAGTCAGGATTTTCTCCCATCTTTTTTTTGCACATGTCGGAGCTGTCGTTTGTCTCGGTCGACTAGGGCAATTCCATTCTCTATTCCCCTTTGTTACCGCAGCAAGACTCCAACCGGATGCCCTTAAACTTGCTCCATTTTCATCTTCAAGAATGTAAGTGATTATCTTTTTGTATCCCATTTCCTTAGCAATCCTGGAAAGGCGTGCGTAAAGGAAAGAACATGCGTTAGGTGTGCCGTCTGTGCAACACCTAACCACTTCAATTGTCGAACCGTTGTCTAAGTGTCTAGATACTGGTCGTGCAGCTTGCGCCACGCCATGTATTACATCATAGTCATCTGCACAAGCGATTCGGAATTTATCACGATACACAGCATCGTGATGTCTATGTAGACGCGTCACAAACTCATTTGCAACTTTGAGCTCTATCGGTACTGCATGAAGCCTTATAGTCGACTTATGGCATATCTTTTCACTCATTTCGATACACTCCCTTCGGTATTTTTCTCAATGTTTTTTTACAACGGCACGCATTACAAAAGCAGTCGTCGATATCGTCTTCGGAACAGCTCTTTGGGCATATTTCCTCTCTAATCCAGTTGTGTACGCCCTCCGGATCGTATTCGTCATCGGCAACTTCCAAACAATAGGTCCCAATAATATCATAGCAGCCAGTGTGATACTTGTAATCAAACATTTCGCCATGTAACTTTCCAGAGTAACGTACATACTTTTCGCCGATTTCAATTCTATCGCCACATAAATCACAAACATACAACTTCTTTGCTTTTGGATTATTTATTGAGTAAAACTCTAACATTTACTTTCACCGTCCTCCTAAACATAATCTACCTCCTTCGCATTCTCGCGTATATGTAAGCCCCGGCTACGAAATCGGAATACCTGACGACAGGCACCTCCTCCAGCCGGTACTCGGGGTACAGTTTTTCGAGTATCTCCTTGCCGTCGGCCATCACGTCGCGGGCGATCTTCGCCAGACGGGTACGTGAAATACGCCGGTCACTCTCGCGGACTTCCGGCTCGATCAGGTTCCCTTTGCTGCGGCCCCAGCGGAGCTTGCGGCCGTTTCTGCCGTTGATTCTCTTGGATATGTACTTGGTAAAGCCCTTCAGGCCATTGAATCGCATGTTCACCGGCTCGGCGCGGGTGTAGCCGTGGCCCCAGAGCTCGTTCAGCTTTTCGATGGTCAGGCAGCCGTCCATGCCGCTGATGATCGCATGATAGTGAAAGTGCGCCGGCAGGGCGTTGATGTCCTCGTCGCGGGGCTCCTTCGTTTTCTCAAGAACGTACAGGTATTTCAGCTCCTTCGGATCCTTGCCGCACTTTTTGATATATCGCTTCACGCGGTCGATGAAGTTCTTGAACTTCCGGCGGGCGTCGCTCTCGTCAATGGGCAGTCCAAGCCTGTCAAACTCTGCTCGGCGGTCTGCGGGATTGCTGAATGCATAGTCTTCGAAGCCATAATCGAAGGTGGGATGCATGACGACATCGCCGTTTCCGAAGTTCGCTTCACAAAGCCTGCGGATACGCTTTTCGGAGTTGCGGCGGTTGAGCTCCACCTGGGCAGGGCTGGACTTGCGCCTGCGGTACTCCTCACGGGCCGGTGCTGATGCGTTGATCAGCGGGAACACTTCCAGCTCCAGCGTCTCGCCGGCGCGGATGGTCCGGGTGCGGACTCCGCCCATGGCTTTTATATCGACCTCGCCTGCGGTCTGGTCGTATAGGATCTCGTACTTGGAACCTGCCTCTAAAGCGCCCATGCAGCCTCCCTCCTGTCGCCTCGCCTGTGCGCGACTTATTAATACGCAATACAAGCACATTCAAGCCAGTACGGCTAGTGTGTATATAATAGAAGAAACCGCTCCCGGTTGCCTCTGTAAAGGGGCCGCACCTTCACGGCCCCTATTCACAAGCAATCGAACATGTGTTTATTTCATGATGAGCAGCGCCAGCTCGACAGCTCCTTCCAGCATCAGCAGCGCTATTCCGGCAAGGGCAGCAAATGCCGCCGCAAAGATCACTGCCCCGACTATCACCTCGACGACGCCGATTATACAGTCAAACCTGTTGGCAATATCACTCCTCTCTGAGCATCTGCTCCAGTTCTCGCAGCTTCTGCTGCCGCCAGCCGGCGACGGCTGCTGCGTTTTTGTAGATCATCTTCAGGTGGGCCAGCACGATCTCCACGTCAGCCATCTCCTCGGCGATAGCGTCTTCGTCGCCCTGATCGCGCATGTCCTTGCACAATTCCTTGGCAAGCTCGGTCAGCTCCTCGATGGCGACGACCATCTCGTAGCCCGTGCCGTATTCCTGCTGCACTCCGCGAAGGATCTGCTCCTCGGTCATGGGCTTGTATACCTTCGTATCGGTCATTACGCGGCAGCCGCATGCGCATGTGTGTATCATCCTGCTGCCGTTCTCCTGGCAGCCGTCAAAGTCGCTGCCGCACTGCGGGCATTTCATATCATTTACCTCCATATCGTTATTTACTTCAAACTTTCCTGTGATTCTGAGTACTTTGTCGGTCATGTCAGGCTCGTGTTCATACTTGATCGCACCGATTCGCTGAAGTTCCTCTCCTATCAGGTGCGCTATAACCATCTCTTTCTCAGCAACATTCTTGCAGTCGTTTGTCAGAGACATCACTTTTATGGTCATATAACCTCTTTCTCGCTCAGGCCCCTGAGCGTCTCCTGTATCTTCAGCTGCTGGCCGGTGCCCAGCAGCCGCACCAGACCACCAAGGAACATGTCGTCATAGACCGCGATCGCGCGCGTGGTGTCCGGGGCCGTTCGCAGCGCATACATGCGTACATTGTCGGGGCATGCGGTGAACTGTTCCACGTTGGCCCAGACATACTTCTCTTTGCCGTCATTGGTCTTGTACAGCCGCATCTCCTCGCCGATGATCAGCGCCTTTTCGTTCAGCGGCAGAAGCTCAACCTCCCTGCCGGGATCGTAATAATCATCCAGCAGGCACTCCGGCAGTCCGCACTCTCCCGCGTCGTCGTCCATGGTGAAATCGATGTCCTGAAAATGCCAGGATTCCTCCCACTTCTTTCTGGTGACCTCGAAGATGGTGCGCACGACGCCTTCGTCCAGCTTCAGATTTTCGTCCACCGGCCACACCCCGCAGCCGTCGCTCAGAAACTGCTTGCCGTCGCGCCGGGTGAACAGCTCCACCATCTCCCTCGCCTTGCAAAGCGCCTTTATCCTGCTGAGTTTCATCCCTGCTTCACCCCGTTCACCATCTCGTACTCCGCGCGGGCCTTCTTCTTCGGCTTTTCCTTGATCTCGTACTGCACGGCCACCATGTCGTTACGCTGCTCGACGGTCAGCTTGTACAGCTTGCGGATCCTGTCGGCAATGCCCGGATGGGTGATGGTGTTTTCGTCCTGCTCCAGCCAGAGCAGCAGCGTGGGAGAGATCTTCAGCATCCCCGCGGCCTGCTGGACCGTCATTTTCTGTTTTTCTCGGGCTGCGATAAGCCATTCTCTTTTAGTTGCCATGATGTACCTCCTTACTTCGGGCCCTCGGGCAGTCGTGACCAATGGGTCACTGCCTCGCGGCCAAGCTCCTGAGTGTTGCGCCAGCCGGTAATTTTCGCGCCGTTCAGCCTGTCCCAGATCATGACGCAGCCGTATGGGTCGGCGTCGGCCTCGGTCGGCATCCGCTCCTTTATCGGGATCCACATGATCTCGATGAGGCCGCAGTCGTCATATGTTCTGAGCTGGGTCTCGTTCCAGTTTCTTACTGCCTCGCGGCCGGTACGATATATCCTGGATGTATGCTGCGGGTTCTCGGTGCACTGAACGCTGTACTGCCGTTTCCATTCAGGACCGTTGTACACGAGCCGGGCCTCTTTGCCGCAGCGGGCACAGGCTTCAATATTCCAGTTAGGCATGCCGCACACCGAACCTTTCCGGGAGTACCATCCAGGCGCTCACATCGTCGTTGCGCTCCCAGATCTCCCCATTCCACCTGCGTATGTCCACCCAGCGCCCGGCCCGCGGTCTGCGTAAGGTGACCAGATATCTGCCGGCCTTCATGGGCTTGTATGCCGGGAAACTATACCATTTATCTCCCATATTTTCACCTTGCCTTTCGCCTGTAAATGTGGTATATTTGAGTTGCAAGTTCCTCCTTGTTAAGACCGCCGTGTGCTCATCACGGCGGTTGGTTTTTTATCAGATAAGTCCTATGATCTTTGCGATCCGCAGCCCTGCCGGCATGCGGGTCTTTTTGTTGCTCTCGCGGAGGCGTTCAAGGCTCCGCTCTCGGGCGCGTATCTCCCGGGCCCGGTACATCTCTATGACCTCGTCCTTCCGCGCGATCTCGCACATCAGCATGTCGATCGTCTCCCGCAGCGCGGCGTTCTCTGCCTTTACCATGCCCTCCGCTATGGCATTGGCCAGGCTCGCCTTGCTGGGCCTTACTACGGCAACTTCCATGTTATCTCTCCTTCCTGCACAGTCCGTTGCGCAGAGCTATTTTCTTTACGATGGCACTTGTCAGACCGGTGTCCTCAGCAATCTCGCTGTAACTCTTGTCCCTGTCCTCGTCCAGCTGCCTCAACGCCTCGGAATATGTACGGCGCTTGCTCTCTCTGTCCAGCAGGTTCTTGATATTTTTCCAATGCGTCTGGTACAGCCTGCTGATATCGGCTATCGTCAGCTTGTCCAGCATATACAGCTTGACAATCGTGTCCGCCTGCTCCGGGTGCAGCCGTCCGTCTACGGAACATATTATTTTGCGCCGCGGCTCCATACCGCGCTTATGGTATACTTTCTGATGCATGGGTCATCCCTCCAATGCAAATACCTTATGGGTGCCGCCCAGCCGGTCCCGGTTGATATATGCTCTCCTCATATACGTCAGGGCAGCAGCGTCAGCACATAATGCCCTTTTTCCTTCTTTACGGTGTAGTCTCCCAACCAGCATATCTCTGCCAGATAGTCCTCCACCATATCGTAAAACACAAAGTTCGTCCTCGGCTGCCAGGCTTCATATCCGCCGCCCTCGCAGCACTCGCCCTCAAGATTGTCGCGGCAGCCCCCGCCATGCAGGCGCTTTACGCAGGTGATACAGTTTCTCACGTTATCGTCTCCTCGACTGACTCTTTTTCCGTGCGTTTCTCGTGACGTCGCGGCGCTTGATGCCGCTCAGATCCAGCGAAAGCTGCATATTGGCCCTGATCTCCGGCAGCACCAGCGCGTGCAGGATCTTGCGGATCGCGAACTCCTCGCAAGTCTCCTTGCAGCGCTCAGTGCGCTCCGGGCAGCCATGGCAGCTCCTGACGTTGTCAAGCTTCCGCTCTTGCATCATGGCTTTCGGCCTCGATGGCTGCGATCGCCTCGGCTACCTTCTCCGCAGTGGCATATCCATCAGCATCAAACGTCTGTTTGAGCATGTGCAGCACGCTGCCCAGGTCGCCCACGGTCACGTCACCGTACATCCGGCTGTGAACCGCGTCGTCGTCGATCGTGAACTGTATCACGCCGCGGCACTGGTCCGCAGTCTCGATCATGACCGGCTCGCCGTCCTTGTCCCACGTGCAGCCGTCGATCTTTACCAAGAGATTAGGCTTCTTCTCCATCGTGTACCTCCCCGGCCGCCTCGGCAGCCTTGCGTTCGTTCTCTTCTTCCTCTTCAGCGCCGCCGAGCAGACTGCTCGCCATGCTGTGCGCAAGGAATACAGACATCGCCTTGTAAAACATCTTGTGGCCGGCTGCATTTTTCAGTGCGTTTATTGCTATCGCAAGCGTCATATTACTCCATTCTCCAATGCAGCTTGCGGAAACGCTTGAACCGGTTTCCACGAACACCAACACGCCCCGGCCCTCGTGGGTTACATCGACCGCTTCATGTCCTTCTGTCCTGCCGGTGATATGTACCTCGTAATTGCTCTTCTGTTCTGCCATGATTGAATACTCCTTTCTTATACCGCCCATTTTCTTCCGCTTTTACGCACACGCGCTTTGAAATCTTCCTGCTTGGGTGCCATTATGTATCGGGCTATGCTCCGGACGTCCACGCTGGTTCCTGCGCACGCATAATCTATGCGCCCATCCTCCAGCATTGCCTTGACTGTTTTGATCGACCGGCTCAGGATCTTGCCTGCCGTCGTAAAATTGACTACCTCGCCGTACTGAGCTACCATGATGCTCTCCCGTTCGGCTGCATTTTCCATATCATCACTCCTTTTCGCTGTTTCCGGTGGGCAAAAGGCTGCGGGCCGCGCTCCCCAGGGGCTGTCCCTCGGCGGTTTGTTTATTTGTTTGTGCCTACAAACAACCCCACACCGCCCGCATGCTTTTGCTCACCGGGTTGTGTACATTAATTCCATTCTATGCTATAATCCATATCGAAAGGTGGCGATCGCATGGCTCTTTATCTCAAACCTCAGCCCAACAATTATATAAGCAGTTTCAAAATCCCCGTCTCTTATCTAGATAAGAGCATCAGTGTTGTTTGCACATATAAGATTGACGAATTTAGTCCGGAATACCGTTTTGCAAACATTGCGATCGGTGCCATCGACGCTTATGTGAATGACACTGCTGATATGCCATTCATTAATCTAGACAACATAAACATCTTCCTTTGTGATGATAATTTGTTGTCATTCGGTGATAATTTTGACCCTCATGCATGTACATGTGGAAATGCATTGATCGCTGCTATATGCAATGTCCAGCGGATGAAATCAATTGGTTTCAACGAAGCACACATGGTTGCCGTACTTATAGAAGAAATCGTCCATATCGCATATGGCATATTTGATGAAACCGCTGTCAAGCATAAGGTCATTTCGATTATGAATCAGTATTACGGAGTTCTTGATTTCAAATCGTTCTATGCATCATTCCCGGGCAAACCCAATCTCATCTGATGGGCACTTCTGAGTTGGTAGTCGTGATCTGCGCTTCCCTAATTCGTCTCTGAATACGTTCTTCCGCTTCCGGTGCCAAACACGGCACTCTTTCTATACCTTTGTCTGTAAAGGCTAAAGCTGATTCCTGCGGCGCTGACAGTTCCAGTATCAGCGCCGCAACCTCTTTTGCGCTGCCTTCGATGATTATCTTCATCAGGACACCTCGGTGTCAAGAGCGAAGAGAAACTCAAAGCTCTTATTGAAGTAGCGGCAGTATGTACGACATTCTTCCACTGAGAAGCGTCCGCTCTGGATCTTCTTCTCGAATCCCGCTCGGGTTACGCCAATAATCTTTCCCATGTCTTCATTGCTGAGATGATGAAAAGCCTTCTGGCCAAGCAAGTTCGGAAACATTGTTCTCCCTCCTTTGTTTGCATTTCGCAACCTTGTGCCTGTATTATAATCGCGTTTCGCAACCTTGTCAAGAGATTTTCATAAATTTATTTGCAATATGCAAACTTTTGTCATTGACTTTGTTTGCATATTGTATTAAAATGTCCGCAAGAGGTGAACGCAATGAGTATTGGTGAACGTATCAAGCTGGCACGCAAAAACGCCCATATGACTCAGCAAGATCTTGCCGAAGCTGTTGGTGTAGCGAAGTCCACCATCGCCGGTTATGAAATCGGTGTCCGAGAACCTGATAGCATCAGGATTTATCGAATAGCTAAGGCACTTGGAGTAAGCGGCGATTTTTTATTGGATATAGAAATTGAGCCAGCTCCTGATTACATCCCATCGCCCGAAGCCTTAAAGGTTGCTAAAGACTTTGATGCTCTTACAGAAGAAGGCAAACGGCTTGCGCTTGGCTTTTTTGCCCTACTGGAGCAAGTACATCGTAAGCCTTGAGCAGATCACCCCGCCGCGCCCCGCAAGGGGCGTTTTTTCATCTTTTCAACAGTCTGCATTGTCTGTGCTCTTGCCATATGTCAGCGGCAATGTTATAATCTGTTAAAAGGAGTTGATGGGTATGCCACGATGTGTGAAATGTCAAAACAGCGGAATTACTCTCAAGCTGGATTTTGACGGTTACTGCCAGTCTTGCCACAGCCTGCGCATCAAGGATTATGAGACGGAGCTTGCCACGCTCAGGTCGTTCAAAAAGGTATACGATGCAATACCCGACGCCAATGACGAAGCGATCAGGATACTCAAGGATGCCGAATACAAGGCGGAGCGAATCAAAGCAACCGCAAAGAATGAGGCGGATCAGCTGATCAAGGCGGCAAGGCAAGACGCCAAGCAGATCGTTGACAACGCGAACGAGCTCAACAGTAAAGCGGATTCCATGTTCTCCTCGGCTGAACTTATCAAGTCGCAGGCTGAAGACAGTTCCAAAATGGTATTCGCGGATCTGGAGCGGCGCATTGCCCTGCTCCTTGAGGAATCCGCCAAGGATTTCCATTTCCGTTCCCGCAGTCGTGCTGCCAGCTTGTACAGCAAATCCGGGGCGTCTTCCGGATCCTGCTGCACCTTTACCGCGCTTACTGCTTCGGGCTTCAAGAAAAGAGCTGTCAAGGACGGATATGTCACGTTTGATCTGGAAACTACGGGATTGTCAGCAAAGCGCGACCGCATAATCGAAATCGGCGCTATCCGCTTTGACAATCAGTGCCAGGAAGTGGCCCGTTTCAGCACTCTGGTCAATCCCCAGCGGAAGATCCCGGCAGAAGCGACTAAAGTGAATGGTATAACGGACGATATGGTGAAAGATGCTCCGACCATTGACGCGGCCCTGGCAGACTTCCTGAGTTTCCTCGGCGATGGAGTCGTAACTCTGGTTGCCCACAACGCCCCATTCGACATGTCGTTCCTTGAAGAAGCGCTTAACCATCAGTCAATGCCGCTTACCGCCGGTTATGCCGATACGCTCGCAATCGCAAAAAAGACCTTTAAGCTCAGCAGTTACAGCCTTGAGTCTCTGTGTAATCATATTGGATATAACAACAAAAACGCACATAGAGCTGTAAGCGATGCTGATGCGGTTGATGCCGTCTTAATGGAGTGCATTGACTTCTGATCTGCGCCCCCGGAATGGGGGCGCATTTTTACGCATGGCAGAAGGTGGAGCTGTACTCGGTCATGTACATAATGATCTTTGCATCCTCGGCGGCGCAGGTGTTGATGTAAACGACCCCGTGGACCGTGTCCACCATCTTCAGCACGTCCGGCCGCCCCGGCATCCCGAAGGCCACCTTCTCATAATCCTTATAGGGTTTGCTGGTCAAAACCTCACCTCCAGTGCGGAGAACCTGTCAGGCTAGTTGCCGAGAGCAAAGCCGAGAACCCCGTTTTGTTGGGCCGCTGCCGCTTCGCGTTCTCCCGCTCTTTCCAGCGCCAACCTCATGGCCTCGAACATTTCGCGCATATCGGTGTTTTTCGCGCTGACGAGCTTGGCCATCGTATTGGCGGCGGGGATAATGTCACGGCTGGTCTTGTTGGCCTCGATGTACTCGGCCAGTATGGCAATGGTCCTGTCGATGTGCTCTTCTGATGTCATGTTTGTTATCGCCTCCTTAATGATTTGCTCCGATTTTCTGTGATTTGCTCCGATTTTCTGTGATTTGCTCCGATTTTCTGTGATTTGCTCCGATTACGGCAGCTCCAGTCCCCAGCGGTCGCAGAAGTTTTCGAGGGAGTAAACCCCAGAGAACTCCTTGTCCTGCGCCCAGGGCTCCGCGCTGCGGTTGATGTAAATAGTCTTCATCGGCCTCGCGATCAGCTGCCGCACTCCGTAGAGCTGCGGCCAGTCCACATATACCCTGTCGAACCTGTCCTCTGCATCCTGTCTGCGCTTGTCGTGATTTTTCCTCATCAAAATCGCCTCCTTTTGTTAATTTTAGTCGTTTTTCTGCTTTGGTTATTGTATTAGCAGTTTTTCTGCTATATAATGTAAATAAAAAGGAGTGATGCCGTATGGTAATGCCTCGTACAGCCGCTGAAGCCGGTGCGCGTATCAAAATGCTGCGGGAACGCGCCGGCCTGTCCCAAACCCGTCTTGCTGAGATCTCCGGCATCGGCCAGAATGTAATCTCCAACTGGGAGTGCGGCTATAATTACCCGCCATACGAAGGGGTCTGCGCTATCTGCGCTGCGCTGAAATGCGACGTCTATGAGCTGCTCGGCCTGCCCAGGATTGACTTGCCCGAATCTGATTCCCAACTGCTTTATAAGCTTAGGAAACTGGATGACGATGGGCTGCATACCGTCGAGGCCGTGCTGGATTCCCAGCTGCGCCGCCTTGGGAAGCTCTGATCGCCTCCCGATGAGCGAATAATAGCACAGTACCCCCCGGCTGTAAACGGCATAATTCTGCCGGATGGGGTCATAATTCTGCCGGATCGGTCATAATTCCGACCTCTGAGGGGTCATAATTCTGACACCAAAGGGCATAATTCCGCCGTAAAACCCGTAAAAACCGCATTTCAGGTGGCAAAATTATGCCCCCTGAGGTCAAAATAATTCTGACGGAGGGAAATGATATGGACGCCCGAACAAACGACGCCCCGCTATCAAACGTGCAGCAATTATCGGTCGTAGAGGAGCGCAGCAGCTCCACATACTGCCTTGATATAGATGCGCTCAACCGCCTTATAGACTTTGGACGCGAGCATAATCCCAGACTTAAGGGCGCGTCGGAAGCACGAATCGCCGAGCTCTGTGAGATCTCCGAGACCACCTATAAATCCATCCGCAAAGGCCGCAACCGCAAGCCCCGCGTGGATATACTCTACTCCATCGTGGCCCTGTTCGGCGGGTCGATAGACCGCCTTATAGGTCTTGCCCCACCCCGTGATTATGCCCGTGAACGCGCCGCCTGGGACGCGACGATGGTAGAAGGTCTCCAGCAGCGTATCGACTACCTCGAACGACAGAAAGCTCTCGACGACGCAGAACTGGGCCGCCTGCGCAAGATTATCCTGGAGAAGGGCGAGGCCAAAGCTCGAGCTGAATCCCATGCCTCTGACCTGATGAATCAGATCGAAAAGCTTACCAGCGACGCTGACCGCCATCGCGCCGAGCTGCGCCGCCATCGCTGGGCAATGCTGGCTGTCTGCTTCATACTGATCGCTCTGTGTGCGTATCTGATATGGGAGATCGCTAACCCCGACAAGGGCAACCTCGCAATAAGATAAAAACAGCCCCGCCACATCGTGACGGGGCTTCGTAACAGGAGGAATTTATCATGGCAACCAAACAAAAGTCCGGGCTCTACCGAACAAAGGTCAAGATCGGGGTTGACGAGCACGGCAAGGATGTGTATAAATACATATCCGGTAAAACGAAAAAGGAACTTGAACAGGCGCGCCAGCAGACCATACGCTATTATGTGACGGGCGATGCTCCACAGGACGACCGACTCTTCGGTGAATATGCCCAGGAATGGTTTAAGCTTCGCCTAAGCCCGGGCCTTTCTGCCAGCTCGATTCAGTCTTATCGCACATCTCTCAACAAGCATATTCTTCCAGTCTTCGGCGATCGCAAGCTCCGCGCAATCAAGCCATTGGAACTGCAGCTTTTCCTTGACCGCTTCGCCGGTGCAAGCGCTTCGCAAATCACCTACATAAGTGCCACTCTTTCCAAGATCTTTAAGGCTGCCTGCGCAGATCGTATTCTGTCGACAGATCCGACTGCACATTTAATCAAACCCGAATCGACAGAAGCAAAAGAAAAGACTGCGCTCGCTCCCGATCAGCGCCGTCTTATAGAGCTTGCCTGCGAAACACACGAGCATGGTCTGCTGCTTTCACTGCTTTATTATCTCGGCCTGCGCGGCGGCGAGGCCCGCGGCCTTCAATGGGGAGACATCGACTGGACCAACCATTCAGTCCGCATCCAGCGTGATATCGACGATAAAGATGGTGGTCGTGCCGGCAAGGTAAAGACTAAATCTTCCGTGCGTGATGTTCCTATTCCCGATAAACTCTATAACCGCCTGCTGGCCAAGCGTGGTCTCCCAGGCATGTACATCATTTCCGGTGAGATCTCCGGCACAGCCATCGGCAAAACAGTTTTTCAGCGCATCTGGACACACATCATGTATGACATAGGGATGGTGACTCCAGCCACCAATACCCACTATCATAAAGCCGATTTCAGATCCTCATGGCAGCCGACTATAACACCTCACTGGCTTCGTCATAACTATGTGACTATGTGCTGGGAAGCCGGCCTCGATGTCTACACCACCTCTAAGCTCGTAGGCCATGCCCGTATAGAAACTACACTGCGTATTTACACCCATCTCACTGAAAATGCCAAGCGCATTGCAGCCGAAAAGCTCAACGAGGTCTTCTCAGAAAAAAGTTGCACAAAAGTTGCACAAGCCCCTGCTGTTGTTGATTTCCAGGCAAAATAAAAAGCCTTGAAATCTCAATGATTTCAAGGCTTTTCACGTGGTGACCCATCGGGGATTCGAACCCCGGACACCCTGATTAAAAGTCATATTTAATATACATCAAATACCGCGATTTCCCTTATTTTATAAGGCTTTTCGCGGTATTTCCAATTATTGTCTGTGAATAAAAAGTTGCACGAAAGTTGCACAAATTCCCGGGGCAAATGCCCCGGGGTTGATTACTTCTTTGGGATCTCATCCATGTATTTGCTGAGCTTATGCGGGCCTGCGTCCTCGTCCATTAGGAAGGCTTTGGCCATGAGCGCGTAGCACTCGTCGCGGTTGACTCCCAACTTTTTTGCGACCTCGATGTAGTCCGCGTACATCATGTTGATCGCCGTGAACCACTCCCAGGGCTTACAGTCGGGGCAATGCGCCTTACGCATCTGCTCGGCGAGATCCGGGCGGAAGTGCGGCATCTGGCTGCCGTCTGCCGCCTTCATCTCCCGAACCCACTTCATGGCGCACTCCTCGTCTACCTCTTTGTGCTCCTTTTTGTGGTTCTTTTCATTGCCATTTGTCCAGGCCATGCCGGCGGCGTACATGCGCTGCGGTTTACTGCCGTACTCCTCGTCGTCATCGTCGTAATGACGGCGTTCATGGCCGTAACCCATCATGCCGCGGCTGGAATACGGGTCGCTGCCGGACATCTCCATAGGATCTACGCCGCCGTGGCGCATACCCTGACGCTCCCGGGCCTTGCGGCCCACGTAGTCCTCATTGTAGCGCGGCTGCTCCATCTGCTGCCTGCCGCCCTGCTGGCGTTCGCCATTGCTGGATTTTTTATACCGATCGCTCATCACCATCATGCGTGTTGCCGGGCTCATTTTCATGCCTTATGCACCTCCTTCCGCAGGCGCCGCGGGAGCGGTGCCGTCAATGGCTGCCAGGTTGTAGTTGGGCGCGCAGCTGGCGCCGCCGACCAGCTTGAACGCGCCGCCGGTGGGCGTGGTGCCGACGATCGTGGTGTACCTGGTGCGGGTACGGATCGCGCAGGCCGTCAGCTGGGCGCCTTTGCAGTTGTTGAGCGGGTACTGGACGGTGCCGTCGCCGATGGTTATAAACACCGGGGCGGTGATGGTCGTATCTGCCGGGATCGCTTGGGCGACCACGATGCAGTATTTTTCACAATTGTTGTAGGATCCTGCCGGCAGGTTGATCAGCAGATTACCGCCGGCAAAGGTTACGGCCTGAGATATGATCAGGCGTCTGCAAAGTCTGCAATTACCACTCATATTATCTATCCCTCCTTCTCAGGGCCGGCGGGGTTATCCCCCGCCGCCCGAATAGTCAACCGTCGTTACTCAGCAGCATGAACCGCAGCCGCAGCCGTAGTTATAGCCGCCCGTGTAACCGATGCCCACGGGGTTACCGTAGCAGCAGTTGGGATTGGGCACTACGTAGGCCGGTACCGGGCAATCTCTGCCCAGACGTCTGATAAGCTCCGCTGTCTGCGCTTCCTGGTTGGCGGTAATAAAGGCGTTCTGCTGGGCCTGAGAGGCAGCGAACTTGAGGCTCTGGTTCTCAGCCTGCAGAGTCGAGATCTTGTCCTGTGTCAGGAAGTCAAGGATCGCCCGGGTGTTGGCGTTCTGGCCTTCGATGATATCGCGGGTCGCGGTCGCCATCTGGTTCCTCGTCGCGCAGTTTTCGGTTGCCATCGTGTACTTCAGGTCGGCAATGGCAGCGCGGTTCTCACAGCAGCAGTCGGAGAGCTGATGGCTCAGCTGGTTGAATCCCTGCTCCACGCCGTGGAAGCCGCCCGTGATGGCATTGTTCAGCGCGTACGTGCTGTCGCAGATGCCCTGCTGGATGGCGGTGATACCGGTCGTGATACCGTTGAGTGCGAAGCCTTCGTTGATGTCGGCGCGGGTCGCCATGCCCTGAAGGCCAGCTCCGCCGCCGAAGCCGCCGAAGCCGCCACCATAGCCAAAGCCACCGCCGAACAGCGCGGCGATCACGATGATCCAGATTATGCCAGCGATGCCGCCGCCACCGAAGCCGTCGTTACAGTTGCTGTTGTTGTCCTGACCGAGAGCGTATCCCATTGCAAAGTCGTCACTCATTTGTGTTCCACCTCCGTGTGTCTGTATTTCGAACGGCATTCGCCGTTACGATCATTTAGGGAGCCTTATGCCAAGCTGTTTCGCGAACAGATTAAGGTCTACGCCACGCTGTTTTGCTATGTCATAGGCCATCCTCTCCATTTCCGCGGGTGTCTTGCCATTGACCATCTGAAGCACCTGTCCAAGCTGCGGATTGGTCTGGGCTATGCCGGTTAGCATCTGCATGGGGTTGCCGCTTTGCTGAAGCATCTGTATCAACTGAATAGGATTCATCATTCCTGCTCACTCCTTCCGCGCATCATGTCCTTTATCTGCTGGAGCTCCGCGCGCAGCTGGTCGACCACTTCCATGGGCGCCCAGCGCTGCGCCTGCTGCGGTTCGGCGGGCTGCTGCACGGGCTTTATGCAAGCAAAATCCCTAAACTGGGACATGCCGTTAGGGGCCACCGCTTTAACATAAATCATGCTGTGCGCCTCGTCCATAAACAGGTTCGGTCTGCCATCTGTCGCCACCATGGCCGCGAGTGCCTCTTCGCGGCTGGCTACGTATCTGGCGAAGAGCGTTCCCGGCTGCTGATCGCCCATCTGCTGCGCGCTCTGCCCCATCTGTATGGGCTGCTGCATCTGCGGCGGCGACTGCATGGGCCCCGCCGTGTTCATCATCGGCGTGTACGGATTGCCAAAGTAGTTGACGCTAGGGTTGTAACTGGGGTTATATCCATATGCCACGCGCATCACCTCCGTCGTTTCTATGGGTTGATTATCGCATTTTCCAGATTTTCACGGGTGCAAGTGGGCTGCACATGCGTGCAATGTGCGTGCATATGCGTGCAATGGTATAAAAAAAGAGGCCGGAGCTTACGCTCCGGCTTTTCTTGTGCGCACCATCATCCGCTCCAGCTCCGGCAGGATATGTCTGTCGAGTCGGCGGGATACGGTGCTGCGGTCCATGTTGTGGGCCTCGCCCACGTCTATCAGATCCATTCGCCACACAATGCACTGAGTGGCGATCTCTTTGTCCTCGGGACTGAGTTTTGCGATACTGAGGAGCCCGGCGAACTCCTCCGACGTCCAGTTATCAAACTGCGGATATTTGCGACGAGCTCCCATCAATATCACTCCTCTCCGGTCTGTCCTTCAGGCACTTCCGGCAGTCCTGCTACGCTGGTAAGCAGCGAGAGCACACCGGCCAGCAGCGATGCACTGCCAACCATCAGCCAGTTTACCTCGGTAAATACCGCAGTAGTGCCGATGGTTGCTACCGCCGTCTGCGCCACAGTTTTGACTGCACGCACTCCCGCTGCCTTCAGCCACTTCTTGGTCTTGTTACACATATATTTACCTCCTCACTTTACTCCGAAATATGCCAGCGCCGCGCCGACGAGCAGCACCACAATGGTCTTGACGACCTCAAAGGAGATCTTCTTCCACTTATCGGCGGGCTCGTTTTCGATAGTCTCCACGCGGCGGTCAATCTTTTCGACCGTCTTCTTGGTCTCGTTCATGGCCTCGGCCAGCTTTTCAACCGATGTAGCCAGCGTATGTATCGCGTTGATCTGCTCGTCGTGCTCGTGCAGCCGCCTGCGGAACGACTCATGTTCTTTGTTGTTAGCCGCCATGTCTGCACGCAAAGTCTTGATGTCCCCATCGTGGACCATGCAAAGCTGTCCGTCCATTACGCCGCCACCACCTTGCTGTATTTCGGGCCTACCCAGCCCTCGCGGCCGCCGGGCAGGATCACCGCATGCCAGCCGTTCTCAGACGTGGCACGCCAGACGCACATGGTGCCCTCGCGTACTACGGTGATCACTTCATGCTGCGTGCCGGCGCCCTCGCGGATATTGACCGTATTGCCGGTGATCTCGATGAAGATCGGCTCCACAGCTTCGCTCTCGCCGTCATCGTCCTGGGCCTCACGCTCGGCAAGGATGCCCATGAGCGCCGCGTGGGACTTCTCTCCGTACATGCCGTCGGCGGTCAGGCCGTTGTCCTTCTGGAAGGCCTTCACCGCGGCGATGGTCTCGCTGCCGTAATCGCCGTCTGCGCCGTACTTTGGCAGAGCATAGCCCAGCTCCATCAGCAGCTCCTGCAAGAGTTTGACGTCGTCGCCCTTGCGGCCCTTTTTGAGCAGCCTGCTGCCCAGCGTGCCGACGGATACGGGCGTTTCTGCCTCGGGCTGGTCTGCCTCGCCGTAATTGACGAAGGGCAGCTCATACCAGTGCGTCCAGGTGCGGTCCTTCAGCCTGGTGTCCACGCGGCCGTACTTGTAGCCGCGCCATTCGCGCACGATGCCGCCGCCCATGTAGTAGCCCACGTGGCCGGCATAGCGCACGGCGATGCCGGGCCGGTCGGGCATGGTGTTGATGGTACCCCAGTCGCAGCCCTGCTCCTTGGCGAAGCGGAAGAGGCCGTCGGCGCTCACGTCGGGCATGCCGTTGGAGCCGTACTTCTGGCCATGCGCGCCCAGGTCGCTCCAGTAGGCGTATTTGATGGCGCCCACGCAGTCAGCGCAGGATTCGCCGGCGACGATATGCTTGCGGTAGGTGCTCATCCGGCTGTCGCCGTAGTGACTCGGGTACTGCTTGCGCTTGCGCTGCAGCAGATCTTCGGTGCATTTGTGGCCATGGGTACCGTACCAGTACTTCAGGATCAGATTCGTTTTGAGCCAGCCCAGTATCTGGTCATCCGTAAAAAGTTTCACCATGTGTTCCACCTCCATTTATGATTTGGGTATAAAAAGAGCGCCCCGTTAAGGAGCGCCCTGAACCATTTGGTTACCTGTCGTTGGCCGTCAAAAGCGCCGCCAGCAGGTAGCCCGCCGCGCAGCTGACCGGGATAATCCAGAAAAGATTCAATGCGTTGATCATATCATTCCTCCTTTTCTGCATACACTTCAGAAATCTTGTTGTAGGCTTGTTGTTCTAATGCATTCCAACAAGCATAATTGTCGTAGTATACATAGGCTTCAGCGTAGCGACCACGCGCGTCCCACCAGCCTGTTGGAATCGACTTTGTGGTGATAACGGTTTTCACCTCCCACTACACCGTTTCCTCATCTGCCTAAGCCTTGTCCGTCGCTTACGCTTCAGAAAGTTTACTCAGTTATTTCAGTTGCGGTCAGAGTACCGTTATCATCAACGGTAATCTTAAACCACTTATTGCTGCCCGCTGTGTTGGATTGCATTCGCAGGCTACCATTTCCACCCGTGCGTTTCAATCTAAGCACTCTTGGCGATATTTCAGTCAATGTGTTTGCGGTGAGGATCGCAGTCGTACCCGTTACCTTAAACTCTCGCAGGTAAGGAAAAGCATTATCACTAACAACGCCTGCAAATATTGGAGTGCCACCGTTCTTTCCAACATAAGGTAAAAGACCGGGGGTGCCCTCATTTACAATACCCGGAATGGATGCATACACCATTTGGTTATTTTCTACAGCCATTAGGATTTCACCGGAGGAGATGTCGGACTTATACCCGCCCTCTCCGTCCGCAACAATGTTAACCACAATATACGGGTTTTTAGTTTCCAATAGTTCAATCGGCATCTTTACTATTGTCAGACACGTTGCGACAATTTCAACACGATGTGTGGAACCATCAGTGACGCACAATATAATGCCGTTAGTTTCTATCGACCCAGCAAACGGCTCGCCAGTATCATCGCCTTCGCCAAATAAGCTCAAATTTCCAAATGCGCCGTCATTTTGCTTTACTTCATAAGACGTGCCGTCAAAAGTAATTGTCATTCCAGTTGTTGCGTCAATTTCTTCATCACACTCGACAAAACCAATTAACATGCCTATGCCGTATTCATCGTTAAACACAACATCCTGCTCGCCGAAAACCGTCTTACGTTCTCGCCGTTTATACCCATATCTGTCTTCCCACTTCGCCATGCCGCCAGCATCTGTTACAAGAAACTGATTAGGTGCGCCGCCCTCGGGAAGTCCAGAACCACCGCCGCCGTTCTCTTTGAGATTGTCTATTTCCTCAGTAAGTCGCTCAACACCCTCGCGCGCAGTCTCATCCGCGAGATGATAACCGTTGAGAGTTTTTATTTCGTTCATGTCATTTCTCCTTTCACATCGCATCAATTTCCTTATCAAGTATCTGACGGCGCAGTCGGTACCAGTTGAGGATCTGCGCAAGGTTGGACACACTGGTCATCGGAAGCATGGGCCACGCCTTCGCGTCTGCGTCATACAGCTGCGAGGGTATGCTGCCGATGAAATTGCTGAACACCGTCGCCACGTTGGCCTCTGACTTTACGCCCTCCCTCAGTTCTATCGCGCGGGCCTTCAGTTCCGCCGACATATTGCTGCGGATAAGCTCCATCATTTTATGCATGTCCGCATATTCCGCAAACGTAAAGCCGGCTGCAGGCGAGGAGATATTTTCAGCAGCATAATGCAGGCCGTATATCGAATCGCGGTCGTATGCGCTGAAGTACCACTTCACACCATCGAACGTGACAAGGATATAGTTCTTGTCGGTGCAGTCATTCGCGTTTTCATCGACAGTATGGATGTAATAGTCGATTGCGCTGGGAAGGTCGATATACTGCGCTATATTATCCATGTTGCCGTCGATCACCGCCTGAATAGCCGTATTGAGGGAAGGCAGCACCCAGTCCGTATTGCTCTCGTCCTCGACATATTCCAGTTCAAAGTCGCCGTCCAGCGTGGCAAGCGCCTTGAATTGCGTTGCGGCCACATGGGCGTCCGCGCACAGAATGGCCTTCGGGCTTCCGAACATCCAGCCGTCCTTGGGAATGTTCCATGTATAAAGACCATGGAACTCGCCGTTCAGCATGATGACGCACGGGAAACCGTCGATAGCGCCGCCGTTGACGAGGTTTGCCAGTTCGGTCGGCACACTAGCACGGCTCTTGACGATCTCGCCCCACAGCTTGCAGGAGCAGATATTTCGGGCGTGGGAATGGTCGATGTAATTGGCCTTGAAGCAGTATTTCTTCTGCGCTCCCCAGCCGTCCCTGGCTTCAAATGCGTTGTCGAATTTGATGGTGTAATTCTTCTTTGCAAAGGACAGGGACGAGCTGCCCTGCCATTTGACCGTG